ATATCATATCCTGCGCGCAACAAGCCGTTAAGAGCTTCGTGAATTTCTCTTAAATTATTATCTTTGAAATCATATAATCTTTTAGAGAGATTAAACATTTTTGATGAAGTACCAACTTCATTGCGAATTGCATTTGTCCAGCGTTGTCCAAGAATTGTGTGTCCGTTTTTCATTGTAAGTTCCTCCGTTTTTTTGTTTTATTTATCTTACAAGTATAGTATATAACATTTGTTATACATTGTCAATACTTTTTATGAATTTTTTTAAATAATTTTAGCAAATAAAAAAATGCGCCCGAATCGGGCGCCACCTTCTAAAAGGTTGTGTGCGGTTGAACCTTATTCTCACTAAGACGAGAATTAAAATACAACTGAATATATTATACTACATCTCAAAATTTTCGCAAACAAAAAAGCCCCAGCCTTTGAGGCCGGGGTAGATTAAAATTTAAGAAAATGTTATTTTTATCGCAGTTTCCGCTGCGTTTTGTTTTAGCTCAAATCACCCCAAAAAGTAATACGATTGCCAGCTTCGTCAGTTTGGCCAATGGCCATATAATTACGATTGCCAGATTGGCCAATGTAAGAGATCCAGCGATAACCATTAGCTGAGCCTTTACTGTCATAATTAACAGAATCCCCGGCTTCGTAAACATGCACGATTTCACCATTAAGATTTGGCTCACGGCGCACATTGATAGCTACTTCTCCTACCTTAAATGTGCCTGTTTCAGGCGTGAGCTCAATTTCGTCTGATGTTGGTGATACATCTGCTGGAGTAGCTGGCGCTGGGCCGTCGCTGTATGGTGGATAAAACCAGCCAATTACGTCCTCAAAACCTCGATTATTGTATCGAGCTGGTCCTCCAACGATTAGAGCATCAACATTTCCATCAATGTTCTGCTCGACAGTTCGCATCGTAATACCATCAGAATCCTCGATGACGATGCCACAATGCCCATAATTAACGCCACCAAACCAAGCATTCATGTTGAAAAACGCCCCAGCTCGTGGGTTTTCGTCAGTTGGCATGCGGTGTACTTCCCAACCTGCAGCTTCTGCGGAATCTAGCAAATCAGCGGCATTGCCCCACAAATCCACTCCGAAAAAGTGTTTTGATGGGTAGGTTAGCAAATCTGCGCATTGAGTGCCTGCGAATCCGTCTTTATCAACACCCATACCTGAGTTTGCTAGGCCGATCGTAAATTGTACAAGTTCATTTGCTGTTGTCATTTCTACTCTCCTTATAAAGTAATTTAAAAAATGGGTCAAGCATGATTGCAATAAAGCCAAGCGGAAATACTAACGGTATCAGTAATAGTAGTAAAAGCACTCTGCCTATCGCTTTCATGCTAAACCTCCTTATTGATTTTCTTCTTGATATTTTTTGCTAGACACTCCTAAGACTGTCCCAACAAACGTAGCGCACAAGGCAATCGTTCCTGTGATAGCTGTTGTGTCAAATTTATACAGAGCACCAAGTCCTGTAATTAGTGTGATGGCTGCTGGTACAACAACTGTAACAGCCTTTTTTGCTACATCATACTGTGAGTTTGATAATTTCATATTCACTCCCTTTTCTTGTGGTTATCGACCCGTTCATTTATAAACGTGGTCACATAGGGTATTTTGAGCCCTAATATATCCAAATTAGTCACTAAGCTAGCACCGTAGCTTGCGCAAAGAGCCGTAATAATCATATCCGCTAACGCCCCAGCATTAGCAAACAGGAAAAACGGGTAGCCAATAGCTGTGATGATAAAGATAGCCGAATGGGTTACAATGCCTGTCCGCGCCTTGCGACTCGAAAAGTTTTTCAGCGCCCATGCTTTACAAAAGCCAGTAACCACATCGGCTATTACCAAAACAAGCAAGATAAACACAAAAAAGTGATCATCGATCCCCGTCTCATAAAAGTCTTTCACGACTTCTATGATTGCCCAAAGTCCGTCTGGTTCTTGCATTCATCACCCTTTTTTCTCTTTAGGCGCAGCTTCTAGCTCTGCGATTATCGCATCTTCCGCAGCATAGACCGCATCTTGGAATGCCTGTTCTTGCTTCCGTACTTCTCGACGATTCGTAGCATACGCTTCGCTGTCGTTGATCCATTCGGTAAACGTGGTCACACCCTTATCATCGATATCCGCAGTCATTGTCTTAACGACCGTATCACCGACCTTAATGCTTCCAACCAATTTTGTAGTTTTTGTGATTTCCAAAGTCATAGCTATTCTCCTTTTTCTGCTTCTGGTGCTACGCTTGTTTCAAGCTCCGCATTACGCTCTAAAGCCTGCTGCAGTTGTACCTGAAGCTCTTCGTTTTGAGCTTCAAGTGTTGCGATTCTTATTGATTTGCTAGCGATTTCGATCGCTAGCTTAGATTGGATATTTTCGTTCATTTTTTCCTCCTAAACTTTTGCAGGCATAGTGTAGTTATAGCCTTTTTCAGTCGTTTTGTTATTGTGTAATAGTTGGAGATTATCGATGATGAGGTTAATGGTCTCTCTCATGCTTGAGTATGTAGAAGCATTCTTCCATAGCCACACATCACCAACTTTCATCCTCGAAGAAACACGATGATTGACATTGTGAGCGTCAATCTCTAGCTTGTTTGGTAAAGTGATAACATCCCATCCATCCGCAGATTTAAACGGTGAGCTAGTCAATCTGACAGTATCTCCTACAACATCGACTTGGTCAATATCAGGGCCATTCCATGCGCGAATTCCAACAAATCCACCATCATCAGAACTCTCGCCACCGAAACGATTAGAACCAATTATCGTAACTCCAGCAAGACCTTTGCCTATGACTGTTCCTGTCGCGAATTTTACAAATTGGTTAGGATAGCCTGTTAAAACTCGTTTCAATGCTGCCTTGTCTGTGTAATAATTGATTTGACCAGCATTCAAGTCAATTTTCATCGCGTCATTCTGAGCAGAAATGACTTTGCCTTTCATCCACTCGATAAACGCTAACTCGATTTTAGACTTGATAAAATTCGCATCTAAGCCGACAATCTTATTAGCATTTAAGTTGATGATGTTGACGTTCGCAGCGTTAAGCGTGCCCGCTGTGATTTTATCCGCTAACATGCTCTCAATCATGGCATTCTTGATGATCCCGTTATCAATCAAAGCTTTCCCATTCAGATGGATAGACTCGCCTTGGATACGGACATTCGGGCCAGTCGCATTGATTTGACTGACGATATCACCATTCGAATTGAGGTTTTTGATTGACCAGCTCCCTGCAAGTTGGCTCTGGACGGTTCGCAAGCCTTGATTCTTGGACACCTCTGTCTGAAACAGCTCGTTAGTCAGAGCCATGCGAGAGACCTTGTCTGCGACCTCTTTCTCGGTCGAGCCAATCAGTCGCTCATAGAGCTTGCTTGTTTCCTGTACACGCTGGAAATCGGTCTGGTTGGCTTTGCCTGAAATCTGACTGGATATAGTCGCAAATTGCCCCTCAACCGTCTGGCGATACTCTGCCAGCTTAGTCTCGGAGCTGGTCTTCAGCTCCTCAAACCGCCTTGTTAGCCCTCGCACGTCCTCTGTATGCTGCGCCTTAGCCACATAGCCAGACTCAATGAGCTTGCGCTCGGCAATCAGCTGACGTGCTGTTTCTTCGCGGGAGTAGGTGCGGAGAGCTTCGGCTCGTGTGCCGTCTGCGCTAATGTAGGCTTGGACAGCTGTTAGGTCTGTCCGCAAGCCCTGAGCTGTGCGTTCGAAGGTAGCCTTAGCCTCTGTGATGAGGTCCTCAGCATCTTCTGGGGCTGGTGACCAGTCAGTCTTAAATGAGCCTTGCTCAACTTTGACCTCCCAAACACTTTTCAGCTTTTCGGGGTCTTTGCGATAAGTGTTGACTCGCAGATGATAGATGCCTGTCGGACGAGTCCAGACAAACTCTGTGCCAGTTGTGCCAGTTTTTGCATCTGACACGATTTGATACTGCGTAACAGCCTTATCCATCAGCCACAAGACCACATTATCTGACTCTTTTGAGCCATTGTGCTGAGAATCAAAAACTCCATCAGTTTTAGCAGAGATTCTGTATTTTTCATTTTGGACGAGGTATATAGATGTCTCATTATGATATAGCGCTTGGTTATCAAAATTTGCAGGATTTTTGTTTGGCTTAAACGGCCCTTTTGAGCCCTTTAACAGATTCCGCCCGCCAACAGACAAGCTGGCCAGCTCCTCCCTCAACCGTCCAGCTTCAGCCGTGACCAAGGCCTTGTCTGCCTTGTCCTTGGTCGCATTGACAATCTCTTGTCTAATGCCAGACGCTCGCACCTCAAATTCGGCTGTGCTCAATTTTGAGTTTAGCTTGTCCTGCGTGTCGGTCTCGAGCGACTTGACTGACTGCTTGATACTATCTGAGAGCATAGTCAAAGCACTACTATCAGCCTTGGTTTTGAGACCCTCACGCAAGCTGGACACCCCAGCCTCGAGTGAGTCGGCCTTTTGCTTAAAGGTCGACTCGACCGCTGAGATTTGGCTTTCAACATCTTCGGGAGCTGGTGACCAGTCGGTCGCTAAAGTCCCAGTCTCTAGTTTAAACTTAGCTTTAGTCTTTTCTAAAATCAAATTCTCAAAAGAGATAGCTAAATATCTAGCGTTTTGAGGCGGTTTGAGGTCCTTTTTTAAGTAGCCATTAAACCAAAACGTTGAGTAGCCATTTGCAAGAGGATTTTGCTGCTCGTCAAAAAACTGCAAACCTGCCCAAGTTTTTTTAGCGTTGGCTTCCAGCTCCCAAACTTGCAAAATATAATCTGCGCTTTTAATCTCGATGAGATTTGAGTACGTATAATTATTATCTCGCTTGAGACTATTTTGGTAGTAGCCTCCAGTATTAAAATTAGCATATGATAATAAATTGGTGCCGCCAACCTGCACACTCGCTATCCGACTTTTCAGCTCCTCCGCAGTCTGCACCAGGTCCGACTTGCTGACTTTACCGTCAGCCACGTCGGCCAGCTCCGCCAGTCTGCGTGTAGTCGTCTGCTCGTAATTAGCTTGAGCAGATTTGACACCCGCAAGCTCTGTTTTAGTCGCATTGAGCGCCTGCACTTGCTTGCTGATTTCGGTTTCGTGCTGGCTCTGCTTTGTGCGGATGTTGCTCAAGTCGCTTCTCAGAAGCGCTGTTTGGTCATTCGCTGTTTTCTGCGCACTAGCAAAGTCGGATTTTAGCCGATCTATCGCAGCCTGATTGGTCTGTTTAGCACCAGCCAAGTCCTGATTGAGCTTGGTGATAGCACCCTTGGCGGCTTCGACAGCCGAGGCATTAGCCCCGGCCGTGCGGAGGGCTTGGGCGGTTTGCTCTTTCAAAGCTAGGTCACTAGCTTTCGTAGCCTTGTCAAGTTTTTCGATTTCGTCTGAAATCTTTGCTCTCAAAGCCTCACTGCTAAAAGTTCGCAAGATTTCTTCCCAGACCTCTCCCGTCCAGCGCAGCATGATTTTGTGGCCTTCGTGTTCTGGGTCTGGTTTGTACCAAATGTCGTTGATCAGGACTTTTCCGGGGTGTTTCCCAGTCGGGTCTTCAGCGCCATGCCAGTTATTATTAAAACCATCTGCAGTCGGCAGATAGTCAGGCAGGTTTTTTACAAAATTTGTAAATTCGTTAGCCACAAACTCATCAATCGCCTTGTCAGCAATCGTCTGAGCTTTGGCTTCATTACTTTCGCCAACTCTGTCGCCTAACTTAATGTCACTTGACTGGTCATTCAAACGGTTAAAAGTGATTTCAAAGATACGGGTATCATAATCTAGCTTCTTGTCATGTCTGACTACTCGGATAGTGTCGCCGACTTTTGCACCTCTCAAATAAACGCTCGAGGTCTTTAGGGTCAGTTGTGGTCTAGCAGCATCTACTAAAGCTTTGTAAGTTCGCTCAATCAAAACTTCTGGATTTTCTTCCTCCGGAAAATCCACAAAACCAATTTTAGGACGCATAGAACCGTCAGCGTTCTTGATGCCGTACAATTTGGTCATAGCTGGCAGTTCGACGTACTTCTGACCTTTCGGCTTGTTGACTGGTTTTCCACTCGCTGTTGACCAGACTACATCTTCAAAAGTGATTTTTCGGCCGAAGCCGTTCGCTTGTTTTCCAGATTCTTCAGCTGAGCTGACTTGTTCGCCTTTACCTCGACCTACCAAAGCTGTGAAAATGTTGGTTCGTTCGACTTCTTGGAGGATTTGTAGGGCATTATGACCATAAACTACCCGCTTGCCAACTGCTTGGCCAATCTTTCTCTTGAAATCGATGTACCGGGCACCTATTCGGTTTCCGTTCATCTCGACGAAAAATTGCATCTCTAAGTCCCAGACTTCACACACTTTCTTGAGCGCATCAAAGACAGAAATGTAATAAAAGTTGGTGCTGTGCGGAGTTGTCTCTCCAACAAAGCGAGCTTGCCAGTTGGTGCCGGATAGCAGATCATTGATGACCTCTCTAGCAAAAGCGTTTTGCGGACGCTTGTCAAAAACCGGAGATTTTCTCAGTTCCTCAATTCCTGACTGGACACCGATTAACGTTGTTAAATTTTCTGATGATTTTTGAGCAACATAGAAATAGTGGAATTTGTGAGCATCTTCCATGGTCTGAATAGCCATGTATTCCACCTTTTCCAACTCATCATCATTCAGAGCTTTCATCTCAACAGTCAATCGGTCAGACACATAGCGTTCTTTGGTCAGAGAGTATTTTTGGAGGGCAGTTTTAATAGCTGGTTTTCTGATGATTTTGATCAATCTCTCATCTTTATCAAACAAATAAATCATGCTCGCTCATCCCTCCAGACCACTCTTTTTACAACGGCATTCTTAGCCGTGATAGTGTCACCGTTTTTGACAGTAAATTGTTCAAGCGGACTAAACCGCTCCAATTCGCTAAGGATGCTCCTGCCGTTATAAGTAGCAGTCACTTCCTCATCTCCAAAAGTTACAACAATATCCTTTCCTGCTGCATACGAGCCAGAAAAAGACAAAATCTTTGTGCCGTTGATGATTTGTACTTGGTTCACTGTTCCTGTCGGTGTGACCGTTATAGACTCAGGCAGCACTTCCAAAGCATCCGATAAAGTAATAGGCCCAGTTGAATTTTGAGCGCGTTTCTTCTTATAGCCATCTGGTACAAGGATAGTGAATCTGCTGATGATCGAGAGACTTTTTTCTTCAATGGCATCAGCTCCACTAAAATAGCCATAGTAGACATACTCAGGTTCGTCTTTAAAGGTGATTTCAAGAAAACCGCTGCTTGCATGAGTTCGCAAGACCTTATTCAATTTCGCGAATTTATCACGCATTTTAGAGCTAGTATCAGCTTCAAGCTTGTATTTAATCTCAAGCTGACGCTCATCGTCTGAAACATCCTCTACCCAAACACCACGCCGCCCTGGAACTGAGCTCTTTTTGATTGTTTGACCAAGTAAACCTCTTCCTGTTACCGTCAAATGCGTGTAGCCCTCAACCAATTGATTGAGAGGTGTTCCGTTGATGGACATATTGTCACTAGGCTCGAAAACCGTGATATTATTATTTTTTTCTAATTTTGAATAACCATACATAGCTTTCTCCTTCCTAGTAACTGTCCAAAATCAATTCCATTTCTTGTGCATTCGTGATATCTTCAGTAAATGTGCGATAGGCTGTATTCCCCATTTTCAGCACGATTTCTGCCGCTTGTTGTCCAACGGTTAGTGTGCCGCCATCAAAGGATACAGATGGGTCGTAGGCTGTCAAGCGTCCTAATTCGCCATCGACTGCGCCAAGCTCGCTCTGTAAATTGCCAGCAATGTCTTTGCCAGTAAAAGCGTCAATAGCTCCTTGAGCCATGTTTCCGACGGTTTTTGCAACTTGGCCAGCTTTGCTATTGACACCGATGATAAAACCTTCGTCTGTGTAGATACCAAATTGCTTAAATACTCGTGACGGCGAATGAATGCCTAAAAGGCCTTTCGCCCAGTCTATGGCACCTCTTACTGCGCCGCCGACTGCATCTATCAACGCTCCTGCAGCGTTCCTAACCCCGTTGACAAATCCCATGATAAGGTCTCTACCAACGCTGATTGCGCTGCTGATGAAGTTTCTTGCAGCGTTTACTGCGTTGTCAAAACCGTTTCTGACAGCCGATACAATCCTTGGTCCAGCATTCGTAACTGTGCTTACTAGATTGTTCCAGCCGTTGGTCACAGTGGATTTGATGTTTTCAATCGCGTTTGAAATAGCAGATTTGATATTGTTCCAAGCATTTTCAGCCGCTGACTTGATATTGTTTAGAGCGTTTGAAATGAAGTCCTTGATAGCATTCCAAGCTGTTTCGATGCCGCTCTTGATTGCGTCCATCACATTGCTGATAGTGGTTTTGATGAACTCCCAAGCTGCGCTAGCTGCTGATTTGATTCCGTCCCAAATCCCTGACAGGAAAGTAACTATAGCGTTCCATATTTCTCCTGTTTTGGTCTGGATAATCTCCCAAGCGTTTGAAATAGCTTGTTTGATGAGGTCGAAATTGCCAGTCACTAAGCCAACGATAGTCAAAAGAATTGCTGCAAAGACTGCTTTGATAATTTCCCAAGTGGCAGACCAAATGGTCGAAATCGTATTCAAGATTGTCTGGATAGTGTTCCAGATAGTGGTCAAAACAGAAACAATCGTTGTAGATATAGCTTCCCAAATCGGTGCGATAACCGCAGAAATCGCATTCCACACCGCATCCCAAGCAGTCTGAACACCAGTCATGATGTTTTGGATAACCTCCCCGACAGCCGTGATAGCGTTGCTGACTGTTGTTTTTATCCATTCCCAAATTGGGTTAACAACTGCCATGATAGCGCTCCAGACGGTATCCCAAATGGATTTGAGGAGTTCCAAGCCTACTGTCAAGATATTCTGTAGTCCCTTTATTCCAAGAGCGACCAGTGCTTTTAATCCATTCCAAGCAAGCTCTAAAGCATATTTGAGCGTTTCCCAAGCTCCTGACCAATCGCCGTTGATCATCTGCATAACTGCTTTGATAATTTGTAAAACAACATGCAAAGCGGTAAATACAGTCACCTTAATCAGATCCCACGCCGTTTTCACAATTGACACAATAAGATTCCACGCCGTTTCAATTATGGGAGCTAAGACATTCGTGACTGTTTCGACCACTTCTTTTATGGCATTCCAGACTGTTTTTGCTGTTGATAAAATTAACTCTTGGTTTTCTTCCCAAAAACCAACCAAGATGCTGACAAATGTCTGAACCACATCCCAGATGGCTTGAACAGCACTACTGATGGCTGTCTTGATAGCTTCCCAAGCTGCATTTACCTTATTTCGGAACTCTTCGCTGGTGTTGTAGACACCAACAAGGACAGCAATCAAACCAGCTATAATAGCCACAACAGCTAGAAAAGGCGCACCCAAAGTCGACACTACTCCTACTAACTTAGCGAAAACAAGGCTTAAAGAGCTTCCTCCGCTGTTTAGCAAGGCAAACCAGCTGCTTACTTTAGCAAACACACCTCCGATTGCTGTGATGATCGAAATAAATTTCCCGACACCGGCAACAAGGCCGCCTAAGACTGTCAAAACAGGTCCAGCGGCCACTATGACGGCTCCAAGCCACTTTTGCCAAGGCGCCAGCGGTAAATTATCCCAAATTGTCCCAAGGACCCGCACCACATTGTCTTTAAATGTGAGAACTGTCTCTTTCAGGCTTTCCATCAGCGCTTTGATGTCCGCTTCGTTGTTTCCGAGACCTGCCACAAGGTTCTGAGCCGCTGCTTTCATGGCTGCAAACGAGCCTGATACGGTCTCACTGGCCTCTTTAGCGGTTGTTCCAGTAATTCCAAGGCGATCCTGAGTAATTCCGATAGCTTCAATCAAGGTGTGGAAAGGAATGTCTTTGACATTTTCGGCCGTTGCTTCGAATTCGCCGTTCAAAACACCCGATTCGTTGACCAAACGGGCCATTTCGCTAGCGGTTCCCCCATAGCCTAGCTTCAAATTGTCCAGCATCGTATAATTATCCTTGGCAAACCCTTGATAAGCGTTTTGGATATCGGTCATACTGGTACCCATTTTATTCGCATTATCTGCCATCTGTATGATGGCTTTGTCTGCATATTGTGCGGCTTTAGCAGTATCTCCTCCTAGACCTTGTAGCAAGGTTGCCGAGAAGGAGGTGACCTGTTCCATGTAAGAGTTAGCGGACACTCCAGCCGTTTTAAAAGCCTTATTGGCATTTTCAATGACGTTGGTGCCGTCATTCGCCATTGTTTGATACAATTTTCGAGCTTCCTCTCGGGTCATCCCGTACTCTTTTGCAAGATTGTTTACGCTTGTCCCGTTTTGCTTAAAGAGTGTCTGGACACCTCCCAAGCTTTGCTCGAGATCTGCGAAAGATTTCACGACACCTCCGACCGCTCCAACGACTGGAGCAGTGAAGCCGGCAGTCATCCCAGCACCGACCTTCATCATGGAGCCTCCGATAGCGCTCAAACTACCGCTTATTCTGTCAAAGCTTGAGCCAGACTGATTTTGGAGGCTTTGAAGAGACATTTTAGCCTCTTTAAGACCATTTGCGAAGTCTGATACATTCGCTTTTAAAATCGCTGTGACATCAAATGTTGCTCCCATCAAAATCCTCCTTTCCCATCATGATTGAGTCTCCTATTACGATCTGCCATCGTAATACCTTTATTGACTTTTTTATCCTCGGTCTGGAAAATTCTTTCAAATTCTTCTTTCCGATTGTAAAAATCGTCAAAGGTTTTAAATGCAGATCTGACGCTCTTGCCGCTACCTTTCGTAGCTTGGACTCGTTGGTTCATCCAAGCTTGGATTGCTGCGTTATAGCGCTTATCTTCCTGTTGTATCGCATAAGCTAGATTGTAAATCTCGAACTCGACAAGCGTTGTTCTGGCCGCTTCTAAGAAGCTCATTCCATGCCTTGCAATCAGCAAAGCGATAGCCTCGTCATATCCAAAATTTGAACCTGAAGCCCCTTCTACTCTGCTAGGTTCATCGCTTTTTTGAGCAGGGGTGACGCTTTTAACTCCGCAACAATCGCTTTGATTGTTTCGTCGTATTTATCATTGATGATCAAGTCTTCCAGAAACGCTTCAATGCCTTCATTGCTTGGCTTTTTGCCTTCTGTAACCGTCCCGGCTTTGATAATATCCACAAAAGCCATTGGGTCGTTAAGTGCTTGCCCGGCATTGAAGAGAGTCATTGCTCCGTAGCCTGTTTTCATCCCTTCCAATTCCGCAGAATGAAGTCGGTTCATTTCGCGCAAAAAACCAAGCCCAAATCGCAAAGTATAGTCACGTCCGTCGATGTGTAAAATCATATTTTCTCCTTTTCAAAAAATAAAAAAGGGGCGTTTAACCCCTTTAAGAATTATTAAACAGGACGACCTGCAGCAGCCGTTTCTTTGGCGAGCGTGTGGTAGTCGTACTGTGCTGTTGCGACAGCTTTCTTTTGAGAGTCTGTCAGCGAGTCAGTATGAATAACACCGTTGCCATCGATAGCCATTTCATAAGATAATTCAATCTTATCGTCAGCTGGAGCTGAAAGCTCAAAGCTCTTGAAGTAGCCTTGGTAGTATTCCACGTCGTAGATTTCTTTCCCTCCGGATTGGCGCACGCTGCCAAGGTCAACGATCCAACATTCGATCTTCTCATTACCTGCGAACCATTTCCGCATTTCCTTCCACATGTTGACCGTATCGCCATCTTCGCGATAAGCAAGTGATTTAAACTCACCGCTTGTTTCGCCGTCGGAAATCGAATTGACTACGCCGTCCTTGGTCTTGGTACTTTCAATCTCTTTTTCAGGATTGATTGTTAATTCGACCTGAAAGCGGACCTTTCCAGCGTCCTGCTTTGCTTGGTCTTTTAATCGTCGGAAAAATACTACATAGTCTTTTCCTAACACTAATTCTGCCATTTATGTCTCCTTCTTCGTGTAATTAAAAGTAACGTCCAGCACAATGTGAATCAAAGGCTGGACGTCTGTGTTATCTGGTATGACTTGTTTTGAGGTCGAAAGATGAGCTAGCTTATGCTCGTGTCCATCTTTCAACAGCTTCACTGCTCCTTCTAAATAAGCTGAAATCTTATCTAAACGAGCCCTGTGCTCTCTTAAACCGTATAGATGGATTGTCTGCCTTACCGTCCCTAAGACATCGTTATTTGGGATGTCAGAGCCGCTGCTCTCTCCCAAAAAAGCAAAGGGATATTTAGTCTCAGCATCTGGTAAATGGTCGTATGTATCGACCCTTACATTGCAAAGTGAGAATAAACTTCTGAATAAATCATGATTTGGGGTCACCTAAAAGCTCCTTTCATCACTTTTGTCATGTCCTTTTGAAATTCAGGCTGAATTTGCTCCATCATGGGCCGAAAATGGGGCTTACCGGGCTGAAATCTGGTACCGTATTCCTGATAACCATCATAACCAGCTTCGCCATGGATATGAGCTTCCATACCAGGGTAAGAGGTTGTGATATGGTCTTTCAGAAATTCAGTATCCCTGGGCGCTAGGTCTCTAGCGATTCTCTTCCCTTTTTCACCATTATTTTTCAAAACCTGCAAAGACTGCTCAACTGCTTTTGGATGGGCATTACTGATGGTCGCGGTTAATTTCTCTATGCCTTGCCATTTGATTCCCATGTCAGCCGCCTACCTTTTTGAGCCTGACAGCTCCCTTGATAGGGGCATCTATCTGATCCATAGGGACATATCTGCTACCGTCATAAATAGCGGTAGCAAAAGGCTTCTGTGCCTGCTGAAAGCGACAAATCATGACCGTATCGGTCTGATTTCCGTAGTCTTTAAAGACTCTTGCTTGACGAATGAAGTTAACCAAACAAGGAACAGTTTCTGACTGCCCCTCTTGATTTTCGTATTCGTCCGTTTCTGGATTGTATTTTGGCGCTTCAGCCCCTCTAATAAGGGTGATTCGGTGTGGTGTTTTCATAAAAATACCACCTTACCTTTCTCTCTCAGAGAGCCATCCAGACCAAAATCTTTGTTTAAAATGGCCATATAAGGCTTAAACAAGTTATCCCAATCCTGATAGGTCACAGAATAGCCGTCCACGGTCTCGGAAGTCACACCCTCGGAGCCTTTTCGACCATAAAGCTTATAAACAACATTTTCAATCATGAAATTGTACTTCTGATCAATCTCTGTTGTTCCTGTCAAGCTTTTAAAATAGCTTTCGGCATCTTCAACTAAGTCTTGCAACAAGTCATTTTCTTTTGTGTCGTCGGGAACAATACCCAGCCGACGCTTAATTTTGGCTAGCTGAGTATTTTCCATAGCTATTCTCCCTCAGCGCCTTCGAGTAGGGTTTTTAATTCGTCCTTGGTGGCACGAGAACCATACTTGATGCCTAGCTCATCAAGTTTAGCCTTGAGTTCTTTCACGCTTGGATCAGGTTCAGCTTCAGGAGCTGTTTCTTCTGCAGGGATTGCTTCTCCCTCAGCGCCTTCGAGGGCGATAACTCCTTTTTCAAGCAGCTCCTTGATTCGATTATCAGACACAGTCAAGTCTGCGCGTGGATAAACTTCGCCCGCTTCGTACAGACGATCGTTATCCTTTGTGTCGATGATATTTTCAGTTACAATATAAGTCATTTACAAGCTCCTTTCTAAACGTTTGCAGCGTCTGTCAACTTAGCAAAGGCATCTGTCTTCGTGATCATGACTGCGATGTCCATCGTTGCACGAATGGCAATCATTTCTTGTTCAAACAGGTTAACAGGGGTTCCATCTGCATTCTGAATTGTTGAGATTTGACCTTCTTCCGAAATCTTATAGTTGATGTTGTAAGGTACACCGTAGATAAGATTGTCAAAGTTACCAGCGAGCAAGTCGCCTTTTTTGAAATTCTTAGATTTCATGTCCACAGTCACAATGCCATCAAGCTTATTGTTTTCTTTGTCATAGATCGTCTTCTTGTCACCGTCACGAGCTTCACGAAGGGCAGAACGGTTCGATACACGAGAGACGAAAGCATTGATTTCAACATCAGAATCCAACAACTTATCTTCAAGTTTCAAGATATTTTCAAAGTTGATCGGGCCGCCAATCACTTTGTTTGCGTCTTTAGCGGCTTTTGCGACCGAATTAGCGAACGGCGTTTCATGGCCAAGGAGGCCAGCTTCGTCAATTTTAGTGTAGAACGCTTCGACGATCTGAGGTTTCATGTCGTTGAAGAATTTCTCCCAAGTATAGTTCAGCGCTTCGCGAGAAGCTAGCAAGATGATACCCAACTTGTGAGCTTTCAGCTTAACAGGAATCACTTCAGGTTTGTCTGTCTTGATTTTTTCAGTTTCATTCACCCAGTAAGCAGAAACTCCGTCCGTTTGAACGTAGACGGTTTTTTCTTGCTCTCCGTCCATTTCGTGGTACTTGCCAAGCTGCATCACGAGCGAGCTCTTAGAGACCTCTTTCATGATGATGTCTGTGAATTTCTTGTGAAAAGTTCCGTCTTTTTTCTCAGAAACCAGAACCTTTTCAGGATTAAAAGTTTGTACTGTCATTTATTTCTCCTTTTTCAGATAATGCGTGAGTCGCGGAAGATTTCTCCGGGACTTTTCGAGTCCGAGCTACCAAAAGACGATGAAACGCCCGGTGGCTCGGATTGAGTGTATTCAGCTTTGATTTCGCTGATGATGCTCTCGAAGTCAGCAATTGCCTGCAAGGTGCCGTCTGCGGTATCTTTAACCACGAAAGAGAGCACTTTTTCATTTACTGGCAATTTTCGACCGGAAAGCGTCTTAATGGCTTCGTCTGTCAATTCTCGCTTGGTTTGCTCTTTCTCCAAACCAGCGATTTTGTCTAGCAAAGCCTGTTTTTCAGCTTCGGCCTCTTTTCGGCGGTATTCCTCAAGCTCTTTTCCGGTCAATTCAGACTCTGCTTTGTACTTTTCGAGAGCTTGTGCAATAGCTTCTTGTGTAGCTTGAGCGTGCTTTTCCTCCGCTTGCTTCAAGCGGCGTTGCATTTCAGCAAGTGAGACCATCTTTTCAGCTTCTGGCTTAGACTCTGCAGCGCCTTCTCCGTTTCCCGAAGCTTCAGGATCTCCTTGAGGCTCTCCGCCTTCAGCAAAAAATTGAAGATTGCGCAAGTTCATGCGCAACATAGATTTGTATTCTGCCATTTTTGGCTCCTTTCTTTACGCTTTTACGGGCAACCTCCCCGAACTCATGCACCTTTTTATGTCTTCAGCACGGTTTGGACATAAGCGCACTAGCGGACTCGAACCGCTCGCCAGATTTCAAGACTCGAACTTGATTAACCCGTAAGATAGAATCGAACTATCTCCCCTTTGTGCGCATATAAAAAAACCGTATGGAATCCCGTACGGTTAGAAGATAAGAAAACCGCCTCGAATTCGACACGGTTTATAGTGATTTACAGTAATTTATAGCAGTTTATACCTACTTTCTACCAAACCAACTTGACTTTTTCTGTTTGCTAAACGAAACGACAGCTTTATCCAAATCAAGCTTCATTTTCTCGTTGGCAGCTTCCAATTTATCGAAACGCTCATTTGTCGCTTGAGTATTTTGTGAGCTGATTTTCTCCATATTTTCAACAATCTTCCAAAGTTGCTTGTTTTGGTCGAGTAAGAGCACAATAGCATTTCCTGCTATTCGCAAAGAGTTTTCTAGCTCACGTTTCTTTTTAATCCGTTTGTTCATGGGTTCCTCCTGTTTTCTGGATATAAAAAAGCACTTAGATTGTTCTAGGTGCTTCATTTTTCGATCAGATTAATTATTTGTTCCAAGGTTGGTTTAGTCTTCCTGATTCTGCCCCATGCTCTCATTTTTAAGAAAGTCGGCAAATAAATCCCATTTATTTTAGGCATTTTTTTAGATAAGTTATAATCTTTTCTGATTTTATCTTTATTATCCTCAACAAACTTGCTGCGAGGTAAAAAGTAAAAGAGAGCCTCGCCTAAAAAACTGATTTCTTCATCAGGTATTTCTATAAGCTCCTCAGGTTTTACAAAAATAGCTCTATTTACTCTATCTTCGTCCCGAGAAAATGCTTTTTCTATAAATGTTTTATCAAGACCCATTTTCTAGCACCTCCAAGCCGTAAACTAATAGTCCATCTTCGCTTTCCGTTTTAGAGACAACGTTATACTTCAAATTCGGTTTCATCAGATATTCTTTTTCAGGATTAAAATCAGCCAACTCGGCTATATAGGCTCCTGTTTTTTGCCCTTTCTTAACAGTAACTTCGAATAAAATATCTGCCCCTTCACCGTCCACAGCAAATTCTTTAGCATAATTTCTATCTAGGCTGAATGAAGTAAATGTCTTATCTAATTTAACTGTTTGGCCAACTTCAAGATCCATATAACCTAAATCTTTGCCTAAAGCGGATATAGAGCCACTTCCACGATAAGCTTTGAAACTTTTTTCGGGTGCAAATTTTGAAATGGCTTTTTCTAAGATTGGAATATTCGATTCTGTGTCTTTCACAATATCTAAAGCAAAAGGCAAATCTTCTGCACTTCCGTCGTTTTCAAACCAGAATTTTTCCCGAATTTTTAGCGCTTCGTCAAGTCCATATCGTTTTATGTTGTTGAAATTATGATAGTTTTCTGTTGTGTAAGAATAGATAACACTTCTTTCATCATCTGTAAGTTCATTATACCACTTTTGATATGATTTTTGTTCTTTGAAAAAGTCATCAATTTCTTTAGATTTACTACTTTCAAACACTTCTTCTTTTTCGGGATTATCCTGATATCTTTTGTGACTTTCAAACTCATCAAGCGTACTCCCGCCCTCTTTGTAATCCATTTTGATATGCCCATAGGCTGAGCATCTGCAGTTGGGATGCATCGGAAACATATTCACGCCTTTTTCTACTTTGTCGATCGGAATTGCCTTTTGGTCAAGCGGACCGCAAATGTCGCAAGCGCCCGGCTCAGCTACGAAAATCATGTGCGTAAAGCCATTTTCTTTCAGCATGGCCAATTGAGTGTCAGCGTTTATCCTGGCTATTTCAGTTTTTAATAAGCGCTGCGCATTCGCTTTGCTCGTCTCGTACTTTTTGGCCAAGCGAGCCATTTCCTGCTTGTAGCCCATCATGTCCGTAAAAATGCGGCCGAGAGAGCTTGAAACCTCGCCTTGCAAGTTCGCTTGCAGACCTTTAGAACCCCAAATACGACTCGAAAATTTCTGTCCGTAAAAATCAGCGTCTAAAACGCTCTGTATGCGTTTGTTTGCTCTGCTGGATGAAATACCCAAGATTCCTGCTTGGCGTTTGTATTCGGCTAAATACTCCTCTCTGCGTTCCTTATCAAAGACCTCATTCACTTCAGAGGTAAGATTTTGAATTTCAAGGGCAAGTTCCGCTTTCAAAAGTTCCAATCTACTGACTTTCATTTTTAGGTTGTATGTCCTGAGCCAAGAGTTAGTCTTGGGGCTAAAATCTTTCTCTTTCACCGCTTTTTCAGCCTTCTTGGCAAACTTCTCAACGTCAAATTTAGAAGCCTTTTTCATCGCTTCTTGCTTGGTTAGACCCTCTTTTTTAGCATAAGCCAGATAAAATCTATCTATTTCGGACTGCATGCGGTCATAGGACTCCTGATAAAGACGAGCAAGAACCTTATCTCTGTCTATATCCCGCTTTATCAACTCAGCCTGCGCCTTACGTTCGGCATTGTAGCGTTGGTTACTAATCGTCTGCTTGCTTGTCATCTGACTTACCTATAATCTGGCCAATTTCACTGTCACTAGCTCCATTTTCTTTCAAAATGCGGGCTTGCTCAGTCTTGTAATCGGTGAAGCTAGCGCTGTTCATCAAGGTTTCTTGTGATAGATTGCCGCCTGCTTCGATATATGCCTTGATTTCCGTCCAGACATCCTGCGGGATGTTAGGGTGAAACGTAAAAGTCAGCTTGTTAGCTTCGATTGCAGGCTTATTGATTGCCTTGTGGATGTTGCTGATGAGCTCGTATCTGCGACGCAAAGCCTTTGTAAAATAAGCTTCTTTGTCTTTTCGTACTTGCTCCAAACCGATCATCTTGTAAAGCAAAGCAATACCAGACTGCGTTGCATTAAAACGGTCATCTTCAAGGTTTGGAATACGACTAAAGCGGTGAATATCATTTGCCAAACGATTCTTGTAGGCTTCTGTGCCTTGGACATCATACTGCTTATAAATATACCCAGCATCTGCGCTGGTTTGCTGCCCGTTTGTGCTTACTCCTGTCTGAAGCAGCAGCGTGTTAGCTTCTTTCATCTTCGCAGCGTTCTCAGCACTCATTCCGATAGCTTCTAAGTCACCTTTAATCAAAAGCAAAGCATCATTAAGGTCGCTCATGTAATTCGCAGTATCAGATTGACCTGCGTCGTATGCGTCAATCAAAGAAATTTCGCTCTCATAATCACCCATTCTAAAGCGGTTGTTCCACCACTCGACGACCGGCACATCCTTGTATTCGTGCTTCTTTTCGGATTCAACAACCAAATTGATCGAATTGACCGAAAACGTCTTATAAGAGATAATTCTATCTTTTGTGTAGACAGTAGCAGAAACCTTATCTGCAAAAATAGGCAAATGCACAGCTGCAATGATATTCTGCTCGACCGTCAAATCACGAATAACAAACATTTCAAGCGGACTGATCAAAACAACCCTGTCCACGTTGTCTTTATCCCTGAAGTGATACTCAAATGCTCGGCCATAAACCGAAGCATCAAAAGCGAGGTCGCTATTCAGAGCATTGATATCGTTTTGCCACTCAATTTCTCCAATGACTTTCAATTGTTCTTCTTCTGCACCTTCTAAAATCCCGACCGTGACAGGATTTCCGATGACGTAGCTAGTAGCGAAACTTGAGATATAGCCACCCCACTTGTGGCGCACCCGGTAATCTGCCTTTTCTTTGTCTAACCGTCTGCTTCCAGCCAAAATACTGTAGTTATCTCCTTGGGCATACGAAGCCAGCACTTGTAATCTTTTCCTTTGAAGATTAAAAAACGCTTCTATCATGTCACGAAACGCCTTTTTGCCAGTTTCCGTTTTCAAAAGCTCATCGCTTGAGACATATCTAAATTGCTCGTTTGATAAGCTGTCAAAACGCAAGCTATCCGACCTTGCTTTAGTATCAGTATCTATTCCATGTTCAAATTCGTTTACTTTGTCCACTTTCTACCTCCTAAACATTTTGTTGATGCTACTGATCGTCTTGCCAACATCCAAATCTTTCTTCACTTGGAAAATTCTATCTTGCAAAGCGTATCTGATAGCATCAATGCAGTGATTGTAGCTATCTACTGGTTCGTTGATGTACTCATTTGTCTTCTTGTCCTTTTTCCAAGTGTAGTTTTCGAGTTCTTCAATTAGCTTCACGCATCGCTCATCAACTACCCACTCGTACTGTAAGAGATACTGGATCCCTTGCATGACAGAGCCGGGACCTTTCTGCGCATCGATAACCCGAGGGATGCCAAGGTTTCGCAATTCCTGATTCGATTTCTTTTCTGCTGAATCCGCACGAATGACTTCTTTTGCATATCCTAGTGCCTTGATGCTTTCTGCTATCTTGTCATTCGTTAACCCTTTTCTAACGAACTCTTCGACCACATACAGCTTCCTATTCGCATCATCAATCCTGATATGCATCAAAGCTGACGGGTCATTGATAAAACCGTAGTCAAGGCCAAAATAAGCCGGCAGATGCGCCAGCTCGTCTTTGTTTAATAGGCGTTTCTCGTATTTCGGAAATACCAGCTTGTCAAGAGTAGCAAACTCACCCAGAGCATAAATCTTGTAGTAGGCTTCGTTGCGGTTAGCCAACTCTTCGATATTCTCGATGGTTACTTGATCCAAAAAACGATTATCCTTGTATGATGTGTGATAAACAACCGTATTTTTTGGCTTCTTAACAAAAAAAGCGTTGTAGATCCAATTGACTTTCGAAACCGGGTTAAACATCAAGAAGATTTGTTTCTGCTTGTGCTTCTTATCCCGTAAACGCAAAGTAAGCTGAGTGTAGTCGTCCAAGGTGAACTCAGAAGCCTCTTCCATGACCACATCAGACACACCCTTGATTGACTTGATTTTCTCTGGGTTGTCCAGCCCTTTGAAGATGAACTGTGCTCCGTTAGGCAGCTCAATCCGATAAGCCGAATTATTAACCTTGCATTTGTCGAGTAACTGCCAATTATCCAAACACTTTTTTACATCCTCGAAGATTGAATCGTAGACTGTTGAGCCGACTTTCCGCAGAAAAAGGATCTTGCGTGGATATTTCCAATCTTGACAAGCTTTAAAGACTACCTTTTGGATAACGCCGTGGCTCTTTCCGCTTGAAGCTCCACCATAGTGAACTTCAGTAAAAGTAGAGTAGTCATTGAGCTTATCATAGATGTGCTTATTAAAGACTCTGCTAGGGTATTGAATGACAATATTGATTTTAGGTCTAGTCTTCGTCAGCATCCCAATCACCTACTTTAATTTCAATAGTGCGTTGAGTGATATCGATGTTGTTTTGATACATGCCTAAAGTCTTAGCGTACTTGTCTGATGCAGATAGCATCACAGACAAATCAGGCGGCACTTCCTTGACTGATTGATAACCCTCGCCATCACCAACAAGTTTGACATCTTTAATCTCACGTCTGATAATTTTTGCCCAAAACTGCTGAATATCAACCGAATTGAGCAAAGAAAGCTCCGTTCTGCGCTCGTCAAAGGCGTTTTTTAGCTTTTCAACGACTGGCGGAATATGTACATAATTGTTCATTCCCGTTAACATATTTGAAGCTGATGTTCTCGCAGTCTTTTCACTAAAACCAGCTTCTTTTGCTGCTTGCGTAGCGTTTTGAAAACCATTGGCCATGTAGTTGAGTACGAAAGACTTCTGCCTGCTCCGAGAGGCTGGCCAATCTGACATAAGGTCATTTGCTATTGTCTTCAATTCTTCAATCGCTAATTTCTCACGGTCATTCATGGCCGCCCTCCTTTCTGATAAAAAAAGAGCCAGACATCAACTGCCTAACCCTCAATTCTTGATGATACTATAATAGCACGATTGTTAGACCAGTGCGCTTCAACCTAG